CCAGGCAGGAACGGGCCGGGCTCGCCATCTGCGCCGACTGCCAGCACCTCGACCGGTGCCGGGCGTGGGTGCTGCGCCAACCGGACGACCCGTCGCCGGTCATGGTCGTCGGCGGCATGACACCGGGGCAGCGGCGCAAGTACCGCCACGGCGGCGACGCCTGCGGGACCGCCGCCGGGTACTGGCGGCACCACCGCAACGGCGAGGAGGCGTGCCAGCCGTGCAAGACAGCAGTGAACGAGGCGCGACGCGACTACCGGGCGCGACGGAAGAACGAGGGAAGGGGTGCGGCGTGAGTGAGCCGCTCCGCAGATCCCTGTCCGGTTTTGCCGACGCCGCCCTTAGGGTCACCAGTGCGTTACCCGAAAACCAGATGGCCCCCGCACCGCTTGCGACGGTCGGGGGCCCGGATCACGTCATGGAAGGACGTAACCAATGAGCACTGTACCTGACGCTGTCGTCGACGACGAAGCGGTGGCCCGCTGATGGCCCACTACGCACTCGTCGAGGGCGAGCTCGTCGCCGCAACGGAACTCGGGATGAGGGGCCGCTGCTACAAGGGCTGCCTGATGATCGCGAAGCCCGGCAACGGCCAGGTCGTTTCGCACTGGGCGCACGAGCCAGGCAGCGACTGCCCCGTCGCCGACACCGAGAACAGCGAAGGCGACTGGCACAAGGAAGTGAAGATGCTGTTCGAACACTTCGGCGCCCAGCCCGAGGTGCCCGGCTACATCGCCGCCAACGGCCGCTTGCATCGCGCCGACGTCGTCCTGGCCGACGGCCGGGTCGTCGAGGCGCAGACGAAGGTGATGTCCGAGGAGGCGATCACGTCACGCGAAGCGACCTACGGCGACATGTGCTGGATCTACGACGCCAGGTACGCGCACGAGTGGTTCAACATCACGAACCCGAGCGCGCCGCACGTGTTCCGCTGGGCGATGCCCCGGCGCGCCCTGCTGGCGCACCAGCGACCGATCTACCTGGACTGCGGCACCGACGGCGTGTGGCGTCTCGACGCGATGAAGCGGGACTGCACCGAACGGCCGACGGCCTACTCGGGCTGGCGCACGCGCGTCGCCTCCGACCTGCTCGAGTTCGTGAAGGTGGTCAGTGCCGGTGCCGTGTTCGGCGCCCCGCCGCTGATGCAGACCGTCGGTGAACGTCACCAGGCCAAGCGGTTCGCTGCGCAACTGATGGACGTCGAAACGTGGATGAGTTTGCATCAGACGTGCCATCGGCCGGCGGTGGAGTGGGCCACCAAGGAACTGCACCAGGGTCGGCACGAGGAGCGTCTGCGTGACGCAAGGCTTGAGGTCGAACAGGCTCAGCGCCTTGAGATGGAGATGCAGGCAGCAAGGCTTGAGGAAGAACAGGCCAGCCGCCTCAAGATGGAGGTCCGGGCAAGGCTCGAAGCCGCACAGCATCGCCGCCTGGAGATAGAGAGGCTGGCCAGGGTCGATCTGGTCGCAACGATCACGCCGCTTCCGGCGGCCGACTTCACCGACTGGTCGAAGCTGCAGGGAATGCGCTGCTCTTGCGGCGACTGCACGTCGACCCGCTGGGGCGACCGCGGTGGCTGCAAGTCCGACTGCGTCCCGTGCGCACTGATGAACGGAACGGTGCACACCTCGCACCGACAGAACAAGGCGAATGCAGCATGACCACACTCGATCACGCACTCTGGTACGCCGCCAACGGTTGGCGAGTCGTGCCGATCCCCACCGGCTACAAGTACCCCAAGGGCATCGCCGAATGGGAGACGAAGGCCACCACCGACCCCGAGCGGATTCGGCGCTACTACGCCGCCAACCCGACCCACGGCGTCGGTATCGCCACCGGGCCAGCCTCGGGCCTGTTCGTCATCGACATCGACCCGCGCGACGGTGGCGACGATTCGCTGGTGGCGCTCGAGGCCCGGTACGGCCGACTGCCCGACACCGTCGAAGCGATCACGGGTGGCAACGGTCGCCACATCTACCTTCGCTGGCCGGAGACGGGCGAGATCCACAACTCGGCGAGCGGCGTGCTCGGCGTCGGCATCGACGTGCGTGGCATCAACGGCCAGGTCTTGGCCGCCCCGACGATCCACCCCACCACCGGCCAGGCCTACCAGTGGGACATCGAGCACGACCCGATGTCGGGCCAGGCCGTCGCCGACGCACCGCAGTGGCTGATCGACCTGCTGCAGGCCCCGGTCGGCAACAACGAAGCCCGGCGCGAGCGGATCGCCCGCATCGACGGCGAGATGAAGCCCGGCGACATCTGGGCGCAGAACACCACCTGGGCCGACGAACTCACCAGGTACGGGGCGACGCTGCACTCGCAGCACACCGACAGCGGTGGCGGCTACTACGAGCTATGGACCCGGCCGGGCAAGAGCCCGAAGGACGGCGCATCGGCGAGCCTGTACTACGGCGGCACCGAATGCCTCAAGGTGTTCTCGTCGAACTGGGCACCGTTCACCGCCACCGAGATGGTCACCCTGTGGGGCTTTCATGTGGCGATGGAGCACGGCGGCGACTTCTACCAGGCCGCCAAGGAGCACGGCGAGAAGCAGCGCATCGACCTCGGCGACCCGTTCACCGACCCCAGGGCCGAAGTCGAGGGCCGACGCCCGCGGCGCGGGATCGTGCACAACGGCCGCCAGCACGACGAGGTCGTCGCCGAAGCGATGCTCGCCCTGCAGGAAGCCAACGACCCGCCGGCCGTGTTCGTTCGCGCCGGGCAGTTGTGCCGGCTGCGCCAAGACGAAGATGACCGGCCGCTCATCGAAGCGTTGCGCCCCGAGCACGTCAGGCTGCAACTCGCCCACGCCGCCAACTGGTACCGGGTCAACAAGGACGGCGACCATTCGAGCACGTCACCGCCGGGCGATGTGGCGGCGTCCATCGTTGCCTCGGGCGCGTGGGACATGCCTGCCCTTGCCGGTGTCGTCGAACTGCCGGTGCTACGCCCCGACGGCACGTTCCAGATCGGCCACGGCTACGACGGCTCGACCCGGCTGTTCCACTGGCACCGAGGCAAGCCGTACCCGGGCGTGAGCGACGAACCGACGGCCGCGGAACTCGCCGCGGCAGTGGCGCTGATCGACGAGACGCTGTGCGACTTCCCGTGGGACTCGACCGCCGACCGGGCCAATGCTTGGGCGCTGTTCCTGACGCCGCTGGTGCGAGCCATCGTCGGCCAGGTGCCGATGGCGCTCGTCGACGCACCAGAGCCGGGCACCGGCAAGGGGCTGCTGGTCAAGGTGGCGGCGATCATCACCATCGGCCGGGCCGCTGCGCTGATGGCGTGGCCGACCGGCGACGAAGAGCTGGAGAAGAAGGTCACGGCTGCACTCATGGCGGGATCGACGATGCTGATCTTCGACAACGTCGAGGGCGTCATCAAGAGCCCCACGCTCGCCGCGGTGCTCACCGCGGACTCATGGCAGGGCCGAGTGCTCGGCCGATCCGAGATGGTGACCGTGCCGAACCGGGCGACCTGGGCCTGCACGGGCAACAACATCGACGTCGGCGGCGACCTCGCACGACGCTGCTACCGCATCCGGCTCGACGCCCGCCAGGCGTCGCCGTGGCTGCGTACCGGCTTCAAGCACGCCGACCTCGGTGGCTGGGTGAGCGACAACCGTGGCGAACTGCTGCATGCGCTGTGCACCATCATCCGGTCATGGTGGGTGGCTGGTCGGCCGATGGCGACCAACGCACCAGCGATGGGCGACTACTCGCGCTGGGTGCGCACCGTCGGCGGCATCCTCGATCACGCCGGGGTGAAGGACTTCCTCGGCAACCTTGCCGACTTCCACGCATCGGCCGACCGTGAAGCGGGGGCATGGGAAGCGTTCCTCGGCGCCTGGTTCGATCAGGTCGGCGAGGAGTCGCTCAGCGTCGGCGACCTGGTGGCCAAGATGCGCGACCCGTACACCGGGGACCGCATCCTCGAGTCGCTTCCCGACGAACTCGCGGGGGAGTGGGGCAAGGGATCGTTCACTCAGCGGCTCGGCCAGGCGCTCCGCAAGCGCACCGGACGGCACTACGGGGCGAGCGGGATGCACCTTGTCGAGATGCCTCGCGACCGGCGACGAGTCGTCATCTACTCGGTGACGAAGCGTTCGGTCGCCATGCAGAGCGCGGGGCTTGCTGAAGCCCCGCGCGAGGGCGACGCTGTGAGCAGGGATGACGCGAAAGACGCGGGGCTTGCGGGGCTTGAACCCCCTACCCCACGCGAAAAAAGTTATCCACAGGGTGGCGTGAGCGCTGCGCCAGAAATTGTCGGCCAGCGTGGCGAAACAGCCCCGCAAGCCCCGCAGCCCCGCGCGGACGACCTCGGTCGCGAAACGGTCGGCCAGCGAGGCGAAACAGCCCCGCAGCCCCGCGCAGCCGCCTCGCCCGTCCCATCGATGGATCACTTCTGACGATGAACCGCTTACCGCTGTCCCCACCTCTGACGATGAAAGGCCAACCCATGACCCGCACCCGTATCGACGTCCAACTCGCTGCAGCCGCCACCCTGCTCGACCGCCTGGCGTCGTCGTACCCGTCGGCGCTCGGCCACCTCGCCCGCGAGCTGCTCGTGCTTGACGGTATGCCCGACCACACTAGCGGCGCCGGTATCACCCGTGGCGCCGGCAGCGACGTCGAGGCGCTCACCGCCGTCGAGCGGGTCGCCGCCAGCCGGGTGCACTTCTCGACCGAGCTTGACACGTTGCGCGAGGACGCCCAAGCGGTCATTGAGATGATCGGCGCCTTGGCGCACATGATCGACCGGGCCATCGGCCTGCGTGCGCCGATCGCTGTGTCACGGTGTCGCGATTCGCTGCCCGGCCGTGACGGCGGCATGGAGTGGGGCGACCCGACCTGCGAGGAGATCCCGGCGAAGGCTGGGCTGTGCTCGGCGTGCTACCAGCGTGAGCGGCGCTGGCGCATCGGTGAGGGGCTGGCGGAGCGGGACACGGTGGCGGCGCGATGAACCTGCTCGACAAACTGCGTCACGACGCGGCCCGCCTCACTGCGCTGACCGAAGCGCAGGCGGCCAGAATTGACCGTGTGGTCGTTCAGGTCGAGCGGCTGCAAGGGCTTTACGTCGAGAAGGCGGACGAGGTCATCAGACTTCGGGACGCTGGCGACGCGCTGTGTCGCTACATCATCGACAGTGGCCCTGGGTTGCATGACGACGAATCCATTGTCGCCTACTGGATGGAAGTCCGTGGCGACGCTCCGATGAAACCTGGCCGCTGACCTGCGTCGATGTTGGACAATGAAACCAGAAACCTGTAGTCTCGGTGTAAGTCGCCCGTCGTGTGCAGCAGCACCGGCGGGCGTTGCCGTTGTCGGGGGTGGCGCATGGCTGGCAAGCCCGTCCACTACCGGGGTAGCTACCACGTCCGAGCTCGTCATGTCAGGCAAGCAGCGCAGGCCAACCTTTCAACTCGGTGCTGGCGCTGCGGTAAGACGCTGGCCGAGCATGAGCCACACAAGAACGGCAAGCCTGCGGCATGGACGGCGGGCCATCTGCGAGACGGTGATCCGACGTCACCGCTGGCACCGGAGGCCTCGACCTGCAACTTCAAGGCGGGCCGCACGATGCAGGCGCAGGCCACCGAGCCTCGCTCGCGTGAGTGGTGACGCATCGCCGCAGGTCAGAGGGTCTTTTAGTGCTCGTCCAACCCCGAGAAGACCTCGGCCTCTTCGCAACCCTCCCCGAAGTGACGGGGGGCTACCCGCTGGGGGCGACCCGATGATCGAAGACATCAAGTCGGGCGACCACCGCAAAGCGCTCATCGCCCTGAGGGACGTCCTCGCCGATCACCTTGCCGTGGCCGAGCCCAGCGTGTCGGCCCAGATCGCCGGCCGACTGCAGGCCGTCCTCAACGACATCGCCGCACTGCCGGGCGAGGTGGTCATGTCGACCACCGACCAGCTCCGTGCCAAGCGAGACCAGCGCCGCAGCGCTTGAGTCCAACAACAAAGTGACCCCCGCGCCGTGACGGGCCGGGGGTCTGACCGCAACCCGTGGAAGGGGTTCCGATGAAGACAGATCATACGCTGACCGGCGCGCGCTTGCGCCTCCTCACCGAGTACCGGGACGGTGCGCTGTACTGGCGCCCCGGATACGGCCGCACAAACGGCCCGCTCGGATCAAGGGCAGGCCGCCAGGGCCGACTGCAGGTCCATGTCGACGGCGTCGCCCGCTACGTCCACCGCCTCGTCTGGCTGTACCACCACGACGAGTGGCCCATCGGCCAGGTCGACCACATCAACGGCAACAAGCACGACCACCGCATCGAGAACCTGCGGGTGGTGACCAACTCGCAGAACGCCCAGAACCGCCGCATCCGTGGCGTGACGTTTGAGAAGCGACAGGCAACCAGGCCGTGGAGGGCTCGCATCATGGTCGATCAGAAGTCGATCAGCCTCGGCTACTTCGCAACCGAGGCCGAGGCGCTCGCCGAGTACCAGCGTGCCAAGTTGCTCTATCACGAGCCGTTCGCCACCGGCATCGCCGCCGCATGAGGGTCGGCGCTCAGACGCCGCGCCTGTCTCACGTCCCAGCGTTCACCCGCAACGACGCAGCCGAAGACGTCATCGTCATGGCTCGAGTGGCAGGGATGCCGCTTGACCCGTGGCAAGAGTGGGTCGTTCGCAACTCGCTCGGCGAGCTCGACGACGACCGATGGGCCGCCTTCGAGGCGGCGCTCATCGTGCCGAGACAATGTGGGAAATCTGCCCTCATCGAGGCGCTGATCCTCGCCGCCCTGTTTGTGTGGCGAGAGCAGACGGTCATCTATTCGGCGCACTTGTTCGCCACGGCGCAGGAGACGTTCACCCGGCTTCGGTCGCTGATCGAGAACTCCGAGTTCGCCGACGAGGTCGCCAAGGTCTACACGGCCAACGGCAAAGAGTCGATCATCCTGAAGAACGGATGCCGGGTCAAGTTCATGGCTCGCAGCCGTGGCGGCGGCCGTGGCTTCTCCGGTGACCGGATCATCTTCGACGAGGCATACGACCTGGCACCGACGTCCATCGGTGCGATGGTCCCAACTCTCGCCGCCCGGTCGATGCGGGGTGAAAGTAACCCGCAGATCTGGTACGCCTCATCGGCGCCTCATGTCGACTCGGTTGTGCTGCACTCAATCCGCAAGCGCGCCCAGTCCGAGGCACCCGGCCGGTTGTTCTTCGCTGAGTGGTCGGCGCCCGACGATGCGAGCGCTGACGATGTCGACGCCTGGTACCAAGCGAACCCAGCGCTCGGCATCCGCATATCCGAGGACTTCGTTCGTGACGAGCGAGCTGCCCTCATGCACTCACCGCAGGAGTTCCTACGGGAGCGTCTCGGCATTGTTGAGACGCAGGCCGGCGGGGGAGCGATCCCCCTTGACCAGTGGCAACGCCTCACCGACGCCGACAGCAACATCGTCGGCCCTCTGTCGATCGCGTTGGACGTATCGCCAGATCGCGAGTGGGCATCGTTCGCCGCCGCCGGCAAGCGTGCCGACGACGTCGACCACGTCGAGATCATTGACCGCCGCCCCGGCACTGGCTGGGTGGTCGATCGTGCCGCCGAACTGGCGTCAAAGTGGTCGACGTCGATTACCCTTGACCCGTCCTCACCGGCGGGTGGCTTACTCGGTGACCTGCAATCCGCAGGCGTCAGCGTCGCCGAGGTATCGCAGCGCAGCCACGCCCAAGCCTGCGGCGCCCTGGTCGACGCCGTGCGCAACGAGTCGCTGCGCCACCTCGGCCAGCCCTCGCTGTTGGCGGCGCTCACAGGGGCACAGAAGCGCACCACGGGCGACGTGTGGATGTGGTCCCGCACCGGCTCACACGTCGACATCACCCCGCTCGTCGCCGCCACCTTGGCACTGTGGGCCAGCCGCACCGCCGCACCCCCAAAGCTGACGCATTCGGCGTCGGCGTTCGTGTCGCTCGACGACTACTAGCCCGAGGAGGTCGCGCATGTTCACTGCCATGCAACTCGTCGGCCTGGTCATGGTCGTCGTCGGTGCCTTCATCGGCGCTGGCCTGCCCGGTGCCCTCGTCGGCGCTGGAATCCTGCTCACCTACTTCGGTCTGGCGGGTGAGCGCTGATGTTGTCGTCGATCTTCCGTCGCCCCGAGCAGCGCGCCCAGGCGACCACCTGGGGACTCTGGCCCGGCGAGATGACCCAGGTCGTCGGCGGCGTGTCGGTCACCGAGCAGACGTCGATGCAGTTGCTCACCGTCTACGGGTCGGTGCGCCTCATCTCCGATTCCATCGCCACGCTGCCGCTCGACGTGTATCGCCGCACCGGCGACGACGCCAAGATCGAGGTCGCCAAGCCGAAGTGGTTGCAGCAGCCGACGACGAACCTCGACTTCACCGCATGGGTGTCGCAGGTGTTGTCGTCGCTGCTGCTGCACGGCAACGCCTACGTCGTCGTCCTGCGCAATGAGGTCGGCGCCATTGTCGAGCTGATCCCGCTCGACCCGTCAAAGGTGCGGGTGACCCGTGATCGTGGCCGCCTGGCCTACATGGTGAACGGCCAGCGTGTCGATGCCGAGATGCTCCATCTCAAGGGGCTGATGCTGCCGGGTTCCGACGTCGGCCTGTCGCCGGTGGAGTACGCCCGCCAGTCGATCGGGCTCGGCCTGGCCGCCGTCAAGTTCGGCACCGGCTACTTCGAGGGCGAGGGCAACATGCCCGGCGTCATCGAGATGCCTGGCAGTGCGCAGTCCGAGACGCTCAAGGCCATCGCCGACCAGTGGCGCCGTCGTCGCCGTGAGGGCGGTCGCGGCCTGCCCGGCGTGCTGCAAGAGGGCGCCGTGTGGAAGCCGACCGGCGTCACGAACGAGCAGGCGCAGTTCCTCGCCACCCGCAAGTTCACGTCGGCCGAGATCGCTGGCCAGATGTTCATGATCGACCCGACCGAGCTCGGCATCGGCATCGAGGGTTCGTCGCTGACCTACGCCAACCTTGAGCAGCGCAACACCCGCTTCGTCCGGGTGACGCTGTTGCCGTGGATTGTGCGTCTGGAGAAGGCGCTGTCGGACCTGCTGGCGCAGCCCCGGTACGTCAAGTTCAACCTCGGCGCCTTGCTCCGTGGTGACCTGCAGACCCGTTATGCCGCCTACGCCGTCGGCATCGGCGCCGGGTTCCTCGAGCCGAACGAGGCGCGCGACTGGGAAGACCTGCCGCCGATGGACGACACGCCCGACGCCCCCGAGGTGGCCCCGATGGAGGAGAACGCTGCGCTGATGATGGCCGAGATGCGAGCAGCGATGGCCGAGCAGTCGACCCGCACGTCCGACACGCACATCCACCTGCCGGATTCGCTGCAGGTGGAGATGCGTCAGGAGCCGATCATCATCCCGGCCCCGATCGTCAACATCCCACCGGCGCAGGTCACGGTCAACGTCGAGCCGACACCGGTCACGGTGAACGTCCCGCCGGCTGAGGTGACGGTCAACGTCCCAACGCAGACCCCGCCGATCGTCTACGTGCAGCCGCAGGATTCCGGCGACGAGTCCATCACGTTCACGCGTGACCCGTCGGGCCGCATCGTCGGCGCCAAGAAGGTGACGAACTGATGGCCGACAACGTCGGGTACACCCCAGGAACCGGGGCAACCGTCGCTGCCGACGAGATCGGCGGCGTGCTGCACCAGCGCGTCAAGCTCGGCATCGGCGACGACGGCACCGCCGTCGATGTGTCCGAGTCGAACCCGATGCCGGTCACGCTCACGCAGGGCGAGGTCGTCGAGGCGCTCGAGGCGATGCGCATGGCAGTGCAGGCGCTCAGCCGTTCCATTGGCCAGTCGATGCCTGATGTGGCCGGTCGTCTACGTGTCGTGGTGGACGCCATCACTGGCTCTCTGACGTTGGCGACGATCACCACGGTCGGCACCGTCACGACGGTCGGCACGCTGACGAACCAGACGCAGGTCGGTGGTAACCCGGCATTCGAGCAGATTCCGGCACTGATGCGCCTCGGCGCTGACAGCCTCCGCAGAAACGTGAGCGTGATCTGATGGCAACGACCAACGGTAACCGCAAGATCCTCGACCTGAAGCGGTGGGAGTTCTGCACCCCTGCCCCCACGGCGACCGTGGCGGGCTCGTTCATCGCCTCGTCGCGCCACTACCGCCAGCAGCAGTTGTACGTGGTCAGCGCGACGGTGCAGTACCTCTACTCGGCGCAAGAAGACGCATGGGTGCAGATCCCGTCCGGCGCTCTCGCTGGCACGTTCGCTGTCGGTGCGTGCGGCACGGCCACGTCGGTCGGCCCGAGCGGCACGGCGACCGCTGGCACGACTTCGACGATCACGACGAACCTCACCCTGGCCCGTGACCTGCGTGGGTACTCGATCCACATCACCGGCGGCCCGAACGCTGGCGCGACGCTGGCGATCTCGTCGAACACGGTCGGCGCCACCTCGGTCATCACCGTCCCGGTACAGGCGTCGGCGTTCACAGCGTCGACCACGTTCCGCCTCCTCACGCCCCGCTGGTACGTCCTGAACGCCATCACGGCGTCGGGCACCACCACGGCCAACGTGTTCAAGTTCTACGACTTCGCCCTCAACACCTGGGGCGCAGCCGAGACGGGCGCCACCGACGGCATCGCCCCGGCGGCAGTGATCGGCACCGACTCCAAGTTGATCGCGACACCGTCGTGGCAGGGCGAGGGCTATGCAGCGTTCGCCACCGGCACCGCCACGGCGGGCGGTGCATCGACGCTGACGAACTCGGCGAAGACCTGGACCGTGAACCAGTGGACGAACTACCAGGTCCGCATCGTCAGCGGCACCGGCGCCGGGCAGATCCGCACCATCGCCTCCAACACCGCGACGGTGCTCACCACCTCGGCGGCATGGACGACGAACCCCGACGCCACCTCGGTCTACTCCATCGAGGGCAACGACGACTTCATCTACTACATGGGCTCGGCGGCGGTCACGTTGTACCGCTACTCCATCTCGGCAGGCACCTGGACAACGCTGTCGCCAACCGCTGCCCGTGCCGGTGCCCCGGCAGTCGGCATGTCAGGGCACTGGGTCTGGGAAGCCACCGACGCAGCGTGGGCGAACGAGTCGGCCATCCTGAACGGCCGGTACATCTACAGCTTCCGAGGCGGCGCTGGCGCCGTGCTCGACCGCTACGACATCGCTGCGAACACCTGGGCGAGCGCTCTGACGTACGCCCCGGCGACCGAGGTGTTCGGCGCTGGATCGAAGTACGTGTATCGCAACAACGCCATCTACGTCCAGAAGGACGCGACCGGCCGATGGTTCCGGTACAACGTCGTGACCAGCGAGCAGGACGGCTGGTCGACGATGACGTACACCCAGGGCGCAGCCATCGCTGGCGACACGAGCTTCGACGTCCACTACGCCGACGGCGCCACCAAGATCGACTACGTCTACATGGTGCTCAACACCAGCACTGTGATGCTGCGGGCGATGGTCATCTGATGACCGTCGACGACCTGATCCGTCAGGCCCGCACGTGGGTCGCTCGTCAGACGGTGCTGCGTGCCGAAGCGGCGCGCCTCGGCGACTCGGCAGCCATCGCCGCCGCCGACGCCGAGATCGCCACCACCGAGGACATCATCGCCACGCTCGAGGCGCTGTAGTCGAGAGGAGCGGCCGTGCTGCTCACGCTGCTGCAGTCACAGGGATCGACACCGCCCGAGCCGCCGCAGGACGATCCCGGCAGCGGCAGCAGGACGTTCGTCGGCCTGCCGGTCAAACCCCTCCGTCGCACCGTCGACGAAGAACTTGAGGCGATCCTCGCCTCGCTCCTACTGCTCACCTGAGGAG